CAGTATCTAAAACTACATGAGGCAATGGTATAGATTGAAATCTAATTGGATTTACTGCATCGCCTTCCATTATACATAATACAGCAGTGCCAAGTGCAAGGTCTATAAAGCATTCATGTATCTCTTGTGCAAAGTTTGATGTTTGTAATATCTCAAATACATAATCTGTAACTGCATCTAGTGCATTATTTATATCATCTTTTTCTTCTTCAGGAACTTCTTGTCCAGTAACAAAGTCTGCCCATCTAGCAAAGTTAGGTGTTAATCCTGACTGTAGTCTTGATGCAAATTCTTGAATACCTACAACTGCTGTTTCATCAAATATTCTATCATCTCGTCTTTCACCAATCGTTACAGTCTTAAAACCTTGACGTTGTGGCAAACAAAAATCATATATTTCATCATAAATATCTTCAAAATGTAGCCTATGAGATTTAGCTTTCTCAAAGTTTTGAAGTAAATTTTCTACAGTTTTTTCGTGCATTACATATCGTATTCGTTATAGAAACCTATGCCACCACCTGATCCTCGTAGCAATGATCTTCTACCACTACCTTTTCTTTTTGCAGTAATATTTTCTTCAAGCACTTCTTGTCTAGCATCTGCCCTCTTAACTGTTTCAACTTCTTTTTGAGCATCTCTTTCCATCTCAGCTTCTTTTTCTTCTACAGTTGGAGGTGGAGGACTTGAACGACCACTAGGTAAACACATTAGACTCTCCTTACATTCTTGCCCATAAGCCTACTCGTCTTTGAGGTTTTGCTCTGCGATTAAAGACATCATAATCTACTCTAGCATTAAAAGTTTCTATCTTTTTATTCATGCCTAGTACTTGCCTTCCTTCACCTGAACCCAACATCAAATACTGTAAAGCATCATGGATATGTGAGTATCGATCTTTCAGAGGTTTATCTTCATATCGTTCTCCTGAAACCTGAAGTCTACGATATTGATAACCCCCCTCAAATCCTTTTACCAATTCTTTGCACCTAAAGTCAATCAAAATTCCTGATAAGCCATCAACCATACGATTTAAAACAGATGCTACAGACTCTATCCGTAACGCAACATCATTACTTTGCGTAGGTCTAGCAGTCAATCCTGCACCTCGCAATATCTGAAAAGGAGTAGACTCGTCTGTTTGAGATCTAAAATCTCCTGCTGGGTCACCGTATATATGCACTTCACAGTTTGCATATCGTGTTGCTATTTCTGCACGAAGTAACTCTGCAAACCTAACAACTCCCATATCAAAAGCCACAATCTCTTGAAGTATATTCCATCTACCTCTAACCTTTTGACCAAAAACAGCGGCAGGTGTAAGACCAAAATCTAATCCAATATATAATGGCACACCATCTGCAACTGGTATTTCTTCTTTAGCAACATGGGTTTCAGCTACAAACATATTATAAACTGGTTTACCATCTTGGATACTACCAAGTCTATTCATAACATATACATCTATCCAAGACTTTGTTTTACCTTGCACCAAGTTAGGATAGTATGACTCCAAAATATTTTTTCTATTCTCTGCTTTTTTATTTGGCACATAATTAGTAACAACACCTTCATCATCTTTTTCTTCAATCATTCCGCTAGGTTGTGTAAAAAACTGCCAGTTATCAGGCTTGATTAACATACGACTTTCTTCCAATGAAATGTGATCTGGAACTGGTACTTCACCTGACATGATTGACCACCAATGATCTTCTTCAGGACTGTTAGTATCACAGATAACACCTGACCATGTAGCACCACCATCTTTGACAGATGGATATCTACCAACTCTCATAGTACAAGCATCAATAATAGACTTAGGTATTTCTCTAGCCTCGTTGACCCACACCCCAGTAAGTTCTAATGATAATAATTTTTTTACATCTTCAGGTCTATCAAGTGCAAGAAAGATAACTTCCATCTCAAGATCACCTGCTGTAATCATATGAGTGTATGGCACAGACCACATAAACTTACCCCATTCATTTTCAGGAAACCAATCAAGCCAAGTTTTAATTGTTGTTGTTCTTAATTGTGGATTAGTATTTCTTATGATTGCCCATCTGCTTTTTCTCTTACCTGACTTATCAGGTTCTTGCATCAAGGCTCTTCTAAATATTTCTATACTACAAGCAACCGACTTGCCACTACCAACTGGACCTCTTATGCCACGAAAGAATGTATTGTCTTTCATAAAAGTCTTTAAGACTTCACCATCAGGTTTGTATTTAAACTGTATCAATTTTTGTATTGACTCCGATTCTTAAAAGGGTGTCAACAGTTTCAGGACCTATGACAGCTATAACTTTATCAGCTTCCCTATCAGTACAAAATTGTTCAGGGTGATGTTTGAGGTGTACTCTCTTAACAACCTCTCGAAGTATTCTTCTCTCTTCTATCTTTAATGTGTGTAGAAAACTCATTATTAATCTTCACCCATTAAATAAAGTTGCAAATCTTTTTCTGTAAAATTTTTCATTTTACTTTGCATTTTTTTATAAGCAGATCTAGGTGACATACCCATACCTACATATTCTCTAAAATAATCTTCTGCAACTGAACCTAAATCACCTAACTCTTTTCTTATGTTTACTGCTATCTTTTGAACCATATCTGTTTCTGCTTTAGTTTTTAAAAGACTTTTTTTGTTTTTCCCATTCTTAGGTATTGCCATTTAACTTCTCCTTTAGTTTACGAGTAGCTTCTGTATTTTTTCGTTTTTCTTGCAATCGCTTTTGGCTGTTTAGAAACTTGTTTACCTCTTCTAGTTGCCTCTCGCTTTTTAGCCGAAGAGGCGGCATATTCACTGGCAGAAAGAGCCTTAATCGCTTTCTCAGGTAGATAACGTTCGCCAGTAGCTTTTGACCCTTGTGTACTAGGTTTACCTGATTTGGTTCTCCATTTCTGTCTTGTCCATGCACGAAGAGATCTCTGTGATTTAGATAGTGCCATTACTTCCCAACTTTTTTCATAGCTTTCTTGTGACTAGCTGTAAATGACATTCCTGCCATCATGTCCTTTTTCATACTAGACATATGCTTTGCAGTATGATGTTTGGCATGACGTTTAAGTGCAGTCTTTTGTCTATCAGTAAGTGCCTTCTTCATTTTTTAGGACCTCCAAATAAATCTTTAACTATAGTATCTCTTTGCAAATCTTTTATTGCCGCCGCAATAGCTTGTTTTCTACTCATGTTATAAGTTTCCATATATCCTTTTATTAAAGGTCCTGCATTATGTCTAAATTGTGGATCTATTCTTGGTCCTGATGCTTGTAGTAATGATTTTTTACCCTTAGGTTTTTTTGGTACAGTTTTCATCTATAACCTCCACCTTTTGCTTTATATTGTTTGGCTAACATCTGTGCCTTACGAGCAGACCACTGTCCTGCCTTACCACCTTTAGTTCCTGCCTTGATCCTTTGAAAGATCGCTTTCCTCATAGATGGTTTGGTATAGTTACCTGCTTCATTAACTCTACTCTTAGCCATTACTTCTTCTTTTTAGATTTCATAATTTTTTGTTGTAACTGTTTTGGTAAAGTCTTTTGTTTCTTTGAAAGACCTGCACCAGTCTTTTTCTTGGTAGTAGTTTTTTTCATTGTTCCATACATGGTACTCTCCTTTGCTGATTGGATTTTAATGAACTCATACTTATTTCTTTTTTGCCTTATTTCGTTTAGTAATTGCTCTAGCCTTTGCACGAGCATCAGCTTTACTCGAAGCACCCCATGCACGAAGCGATAATAATAATCTAGTAGGTTTGCCTTTAGCATCTCTCTCAGGTCCTCTCATGTTTCCCATTCTAGCTAAAAAACTTGCTCGTCTGGGATTGTCACCACTCTTAACTGGTGGCTTCAGTGTGCCACCTTTATATGATGCCCTACCTTTAGCATTAAGTCCACCCTTAGGATTCTTTCCTGCTTTTCTTTGCCATGCAGGTGTCTTAGCCATATCGAACCTTTTCAGCTATTAATGTTTGTAAGCATGGTGTTGTAGAGTAGAGCCTATACTTTTTCAACCCCCCTGCCACACTGTACTCAGTCGTACATCTAAATCTACACATTTGGCTATTACACATCACTCTCGTTCCTATGAAAGATCTATACTTACATTGATATTACCTTGTATCAGCGACATACTCTTTTCTACTGGTTTGTACCCTGCTCTGTCTAGTATGTCTTTACTGGCTTCAAGCTGAACATACTCACTCTTAGCATTACTGCTTAGCTCTAACATCTTATTCGAGGCTTTCGTAGCATTCAATCCTATACTCTCTCTAACCCTTTGTTGCATATACTCTTGTATATGAGGCAATCGCAAAGTCTTACTAGCTGTCACTCTTCCTGACTCACCTTTCGAATATCCTGCTATCTCACTGGCTCTTTTTATACTACAACCAGTTGCTACGATAGTATCAATCAGTAACTTCTGTTTCTTTGTAATTCGTAGCTTTTCTAACAAGAGAATCCCCCTTACCCCCTTTTGTAAAACACTATAAAAACACTTGTCAAGGTCATTTTATATCCTCAGTGATATCAAGTACTTACACACAATACACACAAGCAAAGCATAAGTTCATTTGAATTTTTTGTCTTGGTCGTCATTTATAAACTCTGTCATTTATATTTAGTTAAGTGGCATTCTCTTTTCGCATACTCGTCAAGAAAGTCTATCTGTGTTGCTGATGGTGGGTAGGCTATAGCTCAAACAAACTAAGGAAGTGGGTAATGTTTCCTAAGTGCTTGGGTATGACACACCTTTGGTGGGGTTAGGGTTATGTGTCATGCCAAGCACTAAGTAAACCTAACACCTGAGTTTGTTTGACTTTCTTTCCTATGAGTATGCGTAAAGACCCTGCTATCACTTAACTAAATATAAATGGAGTTTAACATGACTAAGACAAAAAATACAAACGAACTTATAAGAGAAATCACACAATCTGTATTCGAGCATCTCGATCTAACACAATTTGATCCAATGGAACAAAAGACAAAAATGTCAGGTCAAGAGAACTATTCATATAATAAAGATGCAGTCTTTCTTATTGGTGGAATAGTAAATCAAATCGCTTGGAGTTTAGCATCTAAAACTAAGTACCTAGCTGATCTTGAAAAAGAATTTGTTGAAAGACAAGTTATTGAAAATTCTTCAGAAGACATTAAACCAAATGCTATAGTAAAAGCAGAGGCATCTTTACATAATGGAATGATCCTATTTGATATGATGCAAGATATGTTTAATATCTATACTGGTTGGACTTGGAATGATGGCAAATCTACTGCTGACTTTGGACAAAAGTGGTTTGCAGATCACAAAGAAAAAACCAAAGGTAACAAAGTTCTTTCAAATACTAAAGACATCAAGGCTGAAATGAAAGCTAGAATGTCATCTAAATAACTTTCATAACCTCTATAGATTTATTTCTATAGAGGTTTTTTTCTGTTCTTTGACTCGCCAAAGAACC